AGGGACTAGCCAACAACGGCACAACATAGAGAAAGAGAGAAAGAAAAAATGGAAAGAGAAAATATTTATTACAAAGAGGATTTAATAACGGGAACAATTGAATCCCTAGAAGAACAGATAAAATGGTACAAAGAAGAAAAAGAAGAATACGATATAGACGATTTAATCCAAGAAGTAGCCGACAATAGCATACCAATTCACACATACGATTTACTACAATATGCAAGTAATAACTTTGATTTAATACAAGAAAATGACATATGCGATTATAGTAATAATGTTGTAGTATCTACAATACAAGCAAATATATACGAAATGTTAATAGAGCATTTATATAATCACATAAACAATAAAGTAGAAGTAAAGGAGATAAAATAATGGTAAAAGTAACAATGGACGAAGAATGTCAATTTTTAAAAGACTTAGAACATGAAAGCGTAGATACAAGTTTTTTACGCACAAATAAAGCATTATATAATTTAATGCTAGCAAGAAGTCAAGTTAAACTATTTAGCAAAGGAATAAAGCCAAATAGATTTTGGAGACTAAAACACATTAAGCAATATTTTGGGATAAAAGGAAGTACAGAAAGAGTACTAGCACAATTAGATACATTAAATCAAATAATCAAGGAGGGACAAAATGGACAAGAATAAACTAGCAGTAAATAATAAAAGAGAAATTAAAAAAGAAGAAGAAAGAAAAGACTTAGCGAGATATACTAAGAGATTAAGATATAATCCACATACACAAAAAGATTATTGGGAAATAGTAAAAGACGGCAAAGAGGTAGTAGGAACGGCACCTCTTTCAATGTTTAAAGATTATAATAAAGGAGAAGAAAAATGATAAAGAATCACGATATTCATAGAATAATAAATTGGGCAACACATGTAGATTTTGATGAATTTTGCAGAGCAATTTATAGCGATAATGTTGACAGAGATTATGCAAGTGGTAAGTATAAAATGATGCAGGATAACTTCATAAAATGGGCATTAAGTCTAGACGGAGTTAACAGAAATAGATTAGCAGATGCAATTAATATACACACATTAACAGAGCAATTCGTAGGGACTAACAAAAGGAGAAGATAATGAAATTTATATTCATAGTAAAAGATAACGAACACGATGAGTCAGCAGGACTTAACATTAAGGAAGAGGCAAGAAAAAATCAAGTATCAGAAGATGTAATAATAAATCAAATACAAGATGAATTTTGGGAATTTGCTCAGTCTTGGGAATTAAGTTGTTATCTTGATGACGTAAAAGAAAAAAATACAAGAAAAAAAGGAGAATAAAATGGCGATAGATGAAGAAGGTAGACCACTACCACAAGAAAAATATAAACAAGATGTATATAGGGAAATGGAGATATTACATAAATACTTTAAAAATGGAGAAACAGCACAAAAGACATTAGAGAGATTAGGGCTGTTTGAACAAGTAGCAAAACAATACATATTAACGCAGGATATTGATAGAATAAACGAATTTATGAGATTAAGACCAGGTTCAACTTATCTAACTTTTAAGGAGGTGAAATGAATAAAGAAACAACAGATAAAATTTTTATGATTCTTAATTATTTTGATGATGACAAAGGCGAACGACATTATGACTTAGAAGGATTACATGATGAATTAGAACAGCATATTATTGGAATAATAGCAGAACACGATAGAATAGGAATAAAAATAAACAAAGCATACTTAGATATGTTAGAGGAGGTAAAATAATGATAGAATTAAATAAAGAGGAATTTATAGCAATGTTTGAGCAATTTTATGACACTGAAGGATATTCTCAAGAACTTATGGACGAAAAGAATTTCTTTAATTTCATGAAAAGAGCAAACAGAGATTTAACTTCAGGTCAGAGATGGATAGCAGTAAAGATTGTTGTTGAATTAATAAGAGAGAAAGAAATAAAAAAAGCGTTATATAATATTATTTTGTTCTATTTGATACGAAGGAGATAACAATGATAAATAAAATGTTTGAAATAATAAAAGACAAGGAAAAGCAATATCAGATATTAGTGGATAGATATAATAAAGTTAATGATAAAATCAATAAGCAGAATTATGAGATAAAATTATGGACAATAAAAGGTTTATTGGTAGAATTAGAAGATGAATTTGAATGGGAGATGAAATGAGCAAGAAAATGATAATATTTAAGTGGGTGGTATCAATTTTAATAATGGGTACAACATTAATAATAATTTTAAAATAAAGGAGAAGAAAATGAAAATGGAAGATTACTACACAAAAGATGAGATTGATTATATTTGTATGTATTATGGACAAATACCTGAGAATCTTACATATAACATGAAAGTAGGATTAGTGGAAAAGTTAGAAAATGAAATATGTGATAAAGTAGATAAAATAAGGAAGGAGAAATCATGAAAATGACTTGTTGTGAATGTGAATTCCCTTTTGATTATTATGAAGGAGATTATGATGAGCGAATGTGTTTCCGCTGTCTTTATGAAGAAAATACTGAGCAGGACAAATTAATGCAGGCTCTTGAAGGTTATGTTAAGCATTTAAGAGAAACGGGCAAAATCAATGATTTATGGGACAATTTCAGCCAAGAAACAAAAGAGGCAGTGAGGGTATTGATAACAGAGATAGGAAAAGGAAGAAAAGATTAATGAATAAAACAGAGAAAAGGGAGAGAGAACTTATGGAAGAAGAAAAAAGATATTATGCAGATATCAAAATAACGTGGGGAGTTAGTTTTAATGCAAGAAATAAAGAAGAAGCAATTGAATGGCTTAAAGAACAATACAAAGATGATTATGGTATTGATTTAAATGATGATGAAATAATAAAACTGGAGGAGGAATGATGTTTAAAGGTAAATTTATAATAAGAATGCTTATGTTAGTGATTAACATATTAAGACAAAAGAACAAAAAACTAAAACAACGAATAAAAATACTAGAAGGGAGATATTGATGTATCAACAAAGCGAAATGAGAGACTGGGAAGATTTATTTTATCTGTTGCAATGTTTAAACCCAGAATCAGACAAACCATCACCACATTGTTTAGATGAACCAGAAGATACGGAAAGATGGGAAGATATTTGTTATTATATGGATAGATTAAAACCAAAGGAGGAGAAATAATGCCGAACAGAAAAGCAAAAGAAAGAAAAATGGAACGAAAAAGAAAGAATCTTGAGATTAAAAGATGGAAACGTCAACAAAAGAAACTAAGAAAGGGGAAATAATGGGAGCAGTAGGAGATAAAATGATAGAGTTTTTAGAGAATGGAGGCTATGACTTAGAGTATGATGAATGGAATATGCCTAGACTTCAAGACTTGGACGCAGTACTGGACGAAGAAATACCAGTATGGGAGTATTTTGGTAAAACTGAAGAAGAGTATTACGGGAGGGAAGAATGATAGAGTTAATAGCAATAATACTTATGCTAGTTGCTACATATCAAGTATTTATAATGGATAGAGATTAAAATGTTAAACAACAACAAAAAGGAGAAAGTAAAATGAAAAAGACAAACCCAGTGTGGTATATCGTAATAGCACTAACAATATGGTGTGTATGGAACTCTGTTGGTAAAAACAACTTGGCTTCATCATTACTAGATGTACAAACACAACAACAGATAGTACTAAGGGAGTTTGCTTATTTAACTGACAGAATACAAGCACTTGAGGAAATTGAGCCTGAAGTGATTGTTAAAGAGGTTAAAGTAGAGGTTCCTGTTGAAGTTATAAGAGAGGTGGAAGTTATCAAAGAAGTTATGATAAAAGATACCACAGAGGTAGATAACAATGAACAGTAAACAGGCAATGTGGTCTGTTATGGCTATGTTAACAATATGGTGTACTTGGAATTCCGTAAAGATTAACAATGCTATAAAAGACAACGATAACACAAATAGAATAGTCAATAATCTTGTTGAAGAATACAAAGAAAGAGAAGAAGTAGAAGCAAAGGAAGAGGTTATCCTAAGCGAAACCTACGAAGATGATTACTTTTCTAGCGTATTCGCTCAACAAAGAGCCATACATGGTGCTGGTTATACGTTTGAATGGAATGGTAAAACATATACAACAGACTATAAAGAAGAAGCATATACACGCTCAAACGGGTGGGTATTAAATTCTGATGATTATGATGACTATTGTAAATCAAACTATCATGATGAATGTGGAGTATGTGATGGTAGAGGAGAGATGGTATGGTTTGCAGATAGAGATGGAGATGGATTGGGAGATTCAAAGACTTTTATTAGAAGTTGCGATGAACCTTTAGCATCTGAATAATAACAATAATAATAGAGAGTCAGTGACTGGTCACGCACAAGGGAATATGTCACATAAAACAGGTAGAGCTGATGGCTCTCTATAAACAAGGAGATAACATGGCAATACATATAAAAGATATACAAGAAGCAATAACATTAATTAAAGAAACACAGGTAAGTCTCAATAGGTTAAGCAAGATTATAACTAACGAAGATATAAGGACTTTATCTAAAAAAGTTAATAAGTTTCTTGATGAGATAGAAGTTGACGTTTATAGCGATTGAGACATCTATGAGAATGAAAATAATTTAAGAAAGTATTAGGAATAAATAATAATAAATAATAATATAACTATACGGATATGTATAAAGAAAGGAAGATAACATGAGCGATAACAAATTAACATCATACCATTTAAAAGTCGATAAGGAGATGTGGAAGAAATTCAAGGGAAGTTCTTACATTTTAGGCTTTGATTCGGTAAATGATTGTTTAACACACTTAATCGAAGATTGCGTAAAAAGGGTACAAAATGGCGTTAAATAGTCCAATTGATATAGAAGGTATCTACAACGATTATCTAGACAAAAAACAGGAAGAAAACCGCTTAAACAGGTATTCTGGCAATGAAAGTTGGTATCATGCAAGCGGAGCAGGTAGTTGTTCAAGGAAATTATATTTTGAATCAATAGAGCAAGTTGAAGTAACAAATCCAATTGATGATAAAACAAAAAGATTGCTAAGATTGGGCAATATTGTGCATGATGATTTTCAAGAATCTCTCGTTACTTATAATAGAGATATATATAATAGAGATAATAATAGAGATACTAATAGTGATAAAGAAAAAGAAATTAAAAATAAAGAAAAAGAAATAAAATTCCACACTGAAGAAGAAGTAAGAATCGATGAATTAAATGTTAGAGGTTTTTATGATATTGTTTCAGAGGGGGAAGAAGTCTATCTATATGACCTAAAAACTTGTGGTGGTTATGCATGGAAGATGAAGTTTGGTAGAAAACCTGCTTTTAATCCGTCTATACATTACGAACTGCAGTTAGGAACATATGGGTATGCCGTGAAGCAACAGTTCGGTAGGCTTGATGGAATGTTTTTGTATTATTACAATAAGGATACGTCCATGATGAGAGCAGTGTCGGTGCCTCTTACATACATTTCTAGAGCCTATCTGTTCTGGAGAAATACGAAAGATGAACATAAACAAGGATTACCTCCGTTTAGACCAGGTGTTTCACCTGTACAAGATTGGCAATGTAAATATTGTCAGTTTCTAGACCACTGTAATCCACCAAAATAATATGAGGAAGTCAGTAACTGGTCATATAAGCCCTGGTGCCATAAGGATAATCGAAAGCTTACCCAGGCGAAGGAATATGTTACAAGAAACAGGTAGAGCTGATGACTTCCTTCAATTAAAACAAAGGGAGGTATAGTAATGGAAGACTGGGAATTAAAGAGTTACGAAGTAAAACGTAGATTAATTGGGTTAAAAGACTATCTTACTGTTAATGATATTGTTCTCACTACAGGTTTTAGTGCAAGTAGTATCAGGAGAGCAAAAGATAGTGGTCAATTAAAAGCTTACCAACCTTCTCCAGGAGGAAAAATTGTTTTTCGTAAAGATGATGTAAAATCTTGGATTGAAGGAAATTAATAAATGAAAAATAACACAAAAACAAAAGGAGAGTGAATATGAGTAAAACAACACAAAGCACATTCATGAAGCTCTACAAAACAGACGTAAGTAAATATACTGAAAAAAAGGGTAAATTTAATTACTTGTCTTGGGCGTATGCAGTACAAGAGCTTAAAAGAGCTTGTCCTACTGCAAGATGGGGTGTAACAAAGGCAGAGGATGGTTCACCATTCTTTGTGACAGAATGCGGTTATTTCGTTGATGTATGGGTAGAAGTTGATGGTATTTCACTATCACAAATTCATCCTGTACTTGACCATAGGAATAGCCCAATAGAGAAACCAGATGCGTTTCAAATCAATACGAGTTTACAAAGAGCATTAGCTAAAGCAATTGCATTACATGGCTTGGGATTATACATCTTTGCGGGTGAGGATTTACCTGAGCCTGATGCATTAACGCCTGATGAGGAAACAAAGCTGTACGGATTAGCCAAGTCTTTTAGTAAAGAACTTGTTAATGATTTAAAAGGCAAGGTTAGTAAAATGGAAATAAATGCTAATAACTACGAAGCATGTATTGAGAAAGTCGAGCAAATGATAAAAGATAAAACAAAAGGAGAAAAATAATGGCTGACATTAACGAAACTTTCGATGGTATAACAGGAGAACAGAGTTCC